CGATCTAAATTCAGACGCAATGGACTACGTTGCATCCCAGGATGCCAAGTACGTAGACGAATCAACCGGCAAGATTACGACAACTCTTAGGAATCTGCTCGACTCAGGAATGCAGGCAGAGTTTAGGCGTCTTGTAGACGAGGAGGCACGTAGGTCTGGTGTCGGTCCAGTGTTCGAGGCAGACGACCTGAATGCGCTGTCGATTTGGAAGCAAGGCACGACTGATGGATTCTATGGCCCATTTGGCCAGCGACGTGTGCGCAACCAGGGGACGCAGACATGGTGGGCTGTACGAAGGGGCGGACTTGACGCTGCAGAGCGTCTTGCTGCCCTGTCCGGTGCAGCAGACAAGGTAAAGCCAGGCGCAGACCCAATCCTCGACGCACTACGCGCAGAAGGTGATACCCGAGCCAAGCTTATGCCTCTGGACAAGGAAACAGAAGGACTGTCACGCGTAGCTAAGTCATACATCCGTAACCACAAGATGAAACTCATCGGAGGTGGCGGACTCCTTGGCGCTATTGCCATGGGAGTTGGCGTTGACGCTGCGCTGAACAAGGCAGAATACGGAGATCAGGCGGCTGCAGACATGCTTCCTGCTTCGGTGGCTATGAACGCTGCATTCGAGGCAAGCCCGCTGCTGGGATCAGCACTTGCTTTGTCCCACTCAGCCGTGAACAAGCAGGATATGATGCGAACACTGGTAAATATCATTGGATCGCTAGCAGGAGGCGCTGCAGGCGGTGCGCTTGGAGCCTTCGCCGGTGGCGTTGGAGCCTTCGCAGGCGGTACTGCAGGCAGCATGGCCGGTGCAGGGCTAACAAACGCAATCTACAACGCAGTAACTGGCCAAACTGACTACGATACGCAGCAGATGCCAGCCAATGTCGCTGTAGACGAGCGAAACTCAGCCGGAGCGGCTAGCACTGCGGCACGAGTAATGCCAGCTGTTGCTAGAAACAACACGGCAATGGATCAAATCAAACAACTTGAGAGCCTAGGAGGGTAAATGAGGAGCATTTCAGAGCTACAGGACTACATAAATCGCTGCACTACCATCCTTGGGCTGTCCCACTGGAAGGTAGAAGTGTCAAAGCACCCATGCGAGGAGGACAGTTGGGCTGATATCGATGTCAGCCAGAACCTGTGGAACGCTACGATGCGTGTTTCTGCCGAGTTCTGGTCCCTGGACCCAGCTGAGAAGCGCCGGGTAATCGCCCACGAGCTGCTTCACGTCCACTACGCGGGCGCAGAGCGGGCAGTAGAGGCCCTGGACGGGGTACTTGGGCGTGAGGGGTACGAGATCATCTCAAACTTGTTCGATGTGGAGGTAGAACGGGCAGCCGATGCCCTTTCCACCCCTGTCGCACGGTTACTTCCACCAATCGATGAGCTGAACACTTGACAAAAATGGATATATATGAAGGGTATTTAAGGGGGAGCATTGGCTAGACTACGTTTTGGAAGGCCTATCTCGCTTCGCTGGAACGGACTTCTCATTGAGGGTCCGGCAAACACCGTGTTCGAGATCCCAGATGAGTACTACGAGGAATTTAACCAAGACATTGGGCCGGTAGAGCCTACCCTGGTATGGCTTGACGCTGACGAGGGTGCTACCCTACGGGGGCGCGTTACTGCTCTTGAGGGCTCCTCCGTCCTTGCTCTTAGCGATGACGAAGCAGTTGCTCTTGGTACGGCATCTTCTGGAGTGGGAGGGGAGGCAAGCAGAGATGACCACGTCCACCCAACAACCGGATTAGCACTTTCAGCTCATAACCACAGCGGGACGTATGAGCCCGTCAACACATCCATCCTAAAGTCTATTGTTGACGCTAAGGGAGACCTTATCGTTGGAACAGCAAATGACACAGTCTCTCGTCTTTCAGTATCGGGGACTGATGGTTACGTACTATCAGCCGACAGCTCAGCTGCTACCGGCCTTTCATGGGCAGCTCAGTCCGGAGGATCACCACTTAGCGACACTAACGCTCTAGCTCTTGGGACTGCAGCACCTGGAGTTGCTGCATCAGGAAGCCGTCAAGACCACGTTCATCCAACTACAGGACTAGCACTTGACGGTCACGACCACGATGCGGACTACGCACCTATCGCTGACGCTAACCGTGCCGATGTCGTGTATGAAACCTGTAAGAACAGCTCTGGCGGAAGCATTGCCAAGGGGAAAGTAGTATATATCGACGGTTCGGACGGCACCAACCCAACCATTGAACTATCAGACGCCGACATCGAGTCAACGTCGAGCAAGACTTTAGGGTTTACTGAAACTGCATCCAACAACGGAGACCAGGTCAACGTAGTAATCTATGGTCGCCTTACAAATATTGACACTAGCGCAGCCTCAGCAGAAGGCGTTTCAGTATGGCTTTCCGGGACACCAGGAGAAGTTGTATTCGGATCTCCTCCTGCAGAACCAGCACACTCGGTATACCTAGGAGTTGTAACAAAAAAGAACCCAAGCACCGGTGAGATCTTTGTCAAGGTCCAGAACGGGTACGAGCTTGACGAGCTTCACGATGTCTCCGTAGGCTCACCATCTGATTTGGATATTATCCAGTACGTATCATCGACTGGACTATGGACCAAGAAAAGCATTTCTGCTGCTGGGATTTCAGGTACATCCCACAACCACTCCGGGGTATATGACCCGGCAGGAACGACATCTACCCACGCTGCTCTTACAACCACAGTTCATGGAATTACTGATACTTCAAACCTGGTATACACATCAGATGCAAGGCTTACCGATGCACGAACCCCAAGCTCAACCCTTGCTCATGCATCTACCCACCTTTCAGGAGGATCAGATGAGCTATCTGGGATCTCGCCATCTCAGGTCACAGGGACAGCAGTAGTCACGGCAGACTCGCGTCTTTCTGACTCACGAACTCCGACTGCCCACAAGACATCTCACTCTACAGGGGGAAGCGATGAGCTAGTTGCTTCAGACATTGGGGCAGCCGCAACGTCTCATACTCACACCATTCCTCCAACTGGTTCTATCCTTATGTGGCCTACTAGCTCAGCGCCATCTGGATACCTATTCCTTGATGGATCAACATACAGCCAGGCAACATACCCAGACCTTGCAGCAGTCTTTGGGGTCGTGTCTGGGACATTTACCCTCCCAGATATGCGCGACCGATTTGCCGCTGGTCTTTCTATCGTTGGGGCGCTGTCAAATAACGCTGGTACTTTTGCTCCAGACACATCAAATAGCATTGCCCACACGCACACCACAAACATAACTCACGACCACGACGACACTATTGCGGTCAATAACCACGCGCTACACGATCACAGTGTTAACGTTGCTACCACTACATCATCTGGTCCAAGTGCCACGACAAGCCGAAATTTTGGAACCCAGACCCTAGCATCGTACCCAACCACAGACCATACGCATACTGTAAACCCAGCAGCGGTTACGTCCGCAGACAACTCGGCTGGTATTAGCCACACAGTGACTGGTGGCGTCACCGCCCTTGGCACAACTAATGTCACGTCAAGCGCAATGAGCGACAACGGTACCGTTCTTCCGAAGTCAACACTCCTAAACTTTATCATTAAGACTTGAGGTGAGTATGGAACTAGTAACAGTACAATACATCTGCGAAACTACTGGCTGCCCAAAGAGCGGGGTTGGCCCACGAACGGCTGTTATAAGAAAAAATGAAGACGGTACATTTCCAGATTTTACTTGCGGAGTTTGTATGGAAAAATTAAACTTTACAGTTGTGGAAGTAAATGAAGATCCTGAGTAAGTGCGCAGTTTGCGCACATCCTCTGGTTGACGTAATCAACCGAAAGATGACAGAGGGAATCTCTGATCAGAAGGTGTCTAACTGGCTGAAGGTTGAGGGTAAGTACGTCAGCAGGATCACTCTAGGCAACCACAGGCGACAGCACATGACAGTTGAGCACGTTAAGGCAAGGCAGGAGCTTACTAAAAACATCCAGAGCGCCATCAAGGTTGAGACTACCAATGGGGATTTGGCTCGCCTGGTTAGCACATACGTTTATAAGATGGTAGAGAATGGGGATGTAATCCCTACGTTGTCTGAGGGCCTCAGGGCCCAGGAGATGATGGACCGTCGTAAGGAAAAGAACGCTGACCGTGAACTGGCCATTTCAATGGCCGGAATCCTAGGTGGCGGATATTTGGTAGAAGGTACAGCAATGGAGGTCATGGATGAGCAAGGAGCTTAAGGCTACACTCGCGTCATGGGGACGCTCTTTCTTGGCTGCATGCCTCGCGCAGTTTCTTGCGCTAGGTACTGGAGTGTTTGATCTTAGCGCAGATGGCGCTAAGCATATTTTTGCAGCAGGGCTGGCAGCAGTTGTCCCTGTAATTGTAAGATATTTGAACCCTGAAGATAAGTCTTTCGGGAATAAAGGAGAAAAATAATGGGAGTAGATGACAGGCCTAGCAGGCCTACGCCCCGACCAAAGGTCAAAGTAAGCCCAAAGCGGGTAAAGAACAAGACCATTCGGGAGGCAGTATACAAGAAGGAAAAGAACGCTCGTGGCGGCAAAGACTTTACCAGCACTCGAGGGTTCAAGATCAAGGCTCGTAAGGGCGACAAGGTAGTTACAAACAAGAAGGGCGAGAAGGTTGTAGTTCGAAAGAGCGGCAACCGAGTCGTGACCAAGAAGAGCGGTGACGTTGTACGTCGCAAGGCTAACAAGGATCGAGTTATTTCCAAGAAGCCAGGGGTTAAGACTCCTCCGACTCCTCCAACAGGACCATACGTGAGCGCACCGAAGAAGAAGTATGACCCAGCCAGCACTATGGCCACTACAAACAGCAAGTACACTGGCGGACTTTCTAGCGGGTCTGACACAAGAACTGGCTCAGAGAATTACGCAGCACGCCGAGCAAACAATCCGGCTCTGCCAAAGCGATCACCACGCCCTAGGGCGCGAGGAGGAAAGCGATAATGCCAGGTAAGAAGAAGATGCCAGCTTTCCTAATGGAAATGTATGGCAAGAAGTCAAAGGGCAAGGGCAAGGGCAAGGTTTCAGGCAAGGGCAAGAAGCTCCCTAAGGGTGGAAAGACCCTTCGTGGAACTAACAAGTCCGGACAAAGGACTGCCGCTCAACGTGGCTAAGACAGCCGCCTGGACCCGCAAGGAGGGCAAGAACCCTGCTGGCGGTCTAAATGCTAAGGGGCGTGCCAGCTATAAAGGCGGCACGCTCAAAGCCCCTGTTAAGTCAGGGGATAATCCGCGTCGGGCTTCGTTCCTGGCTCGCATGGGTAACATGCCAGGGCCGGAGCGGGACTCAAAGGGACGGCCCACGCGGTTGCTACTCTCGCTCCAGGCTTGGGGCGCTAGCAGCAAAGCAGATGCTAAAGCCAAGGCTAAGGCTATCAGCTCAAGGAATAAGGGAAAAAAGCGTGCCAGCTAAGCGTCTAACCGTTGCCGAGAAATACCAGCAATTGAAAGCACAGACTGAACGTGCTGGTATGACAGTCAAGGAAAAGAACGGTAAGATTGTCGTGTCTAGAAAGAAGGCAGACAAGTAATGCCAGCAAAGCAAGGACTCTACGCCAACATCAACGCAAAGAAGAAACGCATTGCTGCCGGTTCTGGCGAGAAGATGCGCAAGCCTGGAAGCAAGGGAGCCCCATCTGCTAGGGACTTTAAGGAATCAGCGAAAACAGCAAAGAAGAAGAAATGAATCTTACTACTGAGATTGCTCAAGATCTAGCCAGAGGCAGAACCGACATCGGTTTCTTCGCCTCTCGTTGGCTTGGGATCAATCTCAACCCTGGTCAGCTTGCTTGGCTCCAGGGGATGTCAGCCAGGGATGAGACGGGGTACAGGCCCAAGTACCTTACCACCGTCTGCTCCGCTGGCAACCGTGCGGGTAAGACGCTTGGAATGGCTGTAGGCATCCTGCACTCAGCCACATACAAGCTAGGGCTTCGCCCCTCGGAGTTGAACAATCAGGCCGACGCGGAGCGTTGGACTACGGAGCCCTATGAGTGGTACCACATCGGCATCCAGCAGGAGACTGCTGAGTTGGTGCATCGTGAGCTTTCTATGATTTTTCAAAGCTCGCACCCAGCCCAACGCGGTAGGGGATGTCCGATTATTAAGGAGATAGGTCCAGTATACATCTTTGACAAGAAGTACCGTGGAGAGTACCTGTGGATCAAGATCCATCCTGTATTCGGTGGAGCTAACATCCACTTCCGCACAACCCAGGACAAGGCTAAGGCACTGCTTGGAAAGGACATGAACGGTATCTCATTTGACGAAGCCGCGTTTGAGCCTCACCTTCTGATGATCTATCAGGAGGTTCTCAACCTGCGCCGTCTATCCACCGGTGGCCAACTGCACTTCATCGGCACACCTACAGAAGGTATCAACGACTACGCTGACCTGTGGGAGCTTGGCAATCCTAAGAACCCAAACAAGGACGAGCAGTTCATGAGCTTCCGCCTGTCTACCAGGGACAACGTGGGCTTCGGGCTCAACGGGTCAACCTTTGACTCCATCGTCCGGCAGCAGGCCGAGTACCTAGTACCACAGAACATCGACGGGTTCTTCATTGAATCACGAGACGCATACTTCAACTCAGAGATGGTCGACAAGTGCTTTGTCGAGTTTGAGGAAGAGATGGCACCAGCCAAGGGCCGTCGCTACGCACAGGGTGTTGACCCTGGCATCTCGTCGGACGCCACATGGGCTGTCACGCTAGACTACACAGAGCGGAATATGATGGTAGGAGTAAGGTGCCGACGGAAGATCGGCAAGCAGACCATCCCCGCAGTCATCAACATGGTGCGTGAAGGGCACCTTCTCTACACGCAGGATGGAGCTGCATGCACCACTATTGTGGACTCCACCGGGTTTGGCGGGAAGCTGTTCCGACAAGAGTTCAGCATCATCAAGCCCCTGCGCGACTACGACTTCGGTGGCACTCGCGCTAAGAAGCTCGAGCTGCTCGGAGACCTAAAGGCGGTCATCGACCGTGGTCAGCTCAAGCTTCCACGAAGCGGAGTTTGGATGGAGCTACGCCGGCAGCTGCTTGGCTACAAGCTCAACGACAAGAACCTTTCAACGGACGCCGTGATGGCACTTGCCCTCTCGGTCAGGCACGCTACTCGCAATCCTTCCAACCCTGTTGAGAAGCCTGTGTTTAGCTACTTTGGGGAGTATGCATAATGGCAAAAGGTAAAGGCATAAGGAAGCTACCAGGTTCTTTCGTAGATGGAAAGCCACAGCCGTCTCTGTATACCACAGATGACACTTTGGCAACTCCTGAGCAGCTTCGCAATATCAAGAAGCACAACACAGAAGCTAAAGCTTCGGTAAGGGGGTCAAAGCCCAAGATCAATGTCCCTGGTGGATTTGTAAAAACTGAAATCCAGGAAGGTAATACGGATTCTCCAGAGTATTCAATTGGAGCTATTAAGGCTGCGGTCGGTAGGGCTCGAAAAGAAATTCGCGGAGAAAAAGTAGATATTGAGGTTAAGGGCGGATCTCTAAAAACTGTTCTTGAGCCAGCCAAGGTAAAGGTAAGGAAGTCAGAACCTCTTAGAAGCGCAGTTGCAAATCGAAATGCAACCAAGGCTGGCAAGGGGAAGACGATCCCAGGCATGATTGTTTCGGGCGGAAAGATTGCCAGCAAAAAGATTGTTGCCGACTACTCCAAGATGTCGAACCTCACTGATGCCCAGAAGAAGGCACTCAGCATGGAGAAGCAGCGCCTCAATGCCATTGGCGAGGTAGCCGAGGAGAACGAGTACTTCGGGATTATCGGTGATGCCATTGTAAAGAAGCAGATGGTTGAGCCTGAGCAGAACCGGATGCGTGCACTCTACCGACGATACGACCACTACTTCCACCCACAGACTTTCACTCTTGGCGGAGCAGACCACTGGGCAGAAGACCCAAGCGCACGTCTTTCAGGGCGGTCGCACGTTTCTGTAAACGTCCATGCCTCTTACGTGCAGATCCCAGCATCTCTTCAAGCAGTAACGCCTATTGTAAACTACACTCCAACTGGACCTACAGAAGAGGAAAGAAACCAGGCAAGCAGAAGGGAGAGACTCTTCTACGCGTGGTGGGATAACAACGAGTTTGACCTGCGTCTCGAGGAGGCGTCTCTGCTTAAGGCTCTTTATGGAACAACTGCAGCAAAGGTATACTGGGACCCAACCAGGAAGATGCCACGGGTACAGATTGTAGATACCCCAGAAAATCTTTACCTGGGATACGGAACGTCTGACTATAGCAGGATTGACTGGGCTCTATACAGCTACGGAGTTTCACCTCAAACTGCAATCGAGGACTACGGCATCAACGTTATTCCTGTAAATGACGGGAACAAGTGGTACCCATATACCTCGGCTAGCACGCACGATGACCCAATTGCTAGCATCTATCTGAACAGCTACCACAGAGATCCTATCCGGTATCAGACTGCATATGACCAGATGAAGATTGAGGTCATGGACTACTGGTACAAGCATCCGACTCAACCAGGAAAGCCACCGCTCGTCTGCAACGCTATCATCGTTGGGAACACTGTCGTCAAGAAGACCGAGCACCCAGAGATGGAAGGCGTCATTCCTTACATTATGCTACGGAACAGCATGATCCCTGGAAGCCCATACGGAAAGCCAGAACTATACGACATTGAGCAACTGCTCCGAGAGAAGGACGAGAAGATAACCGCCCAGGCACAAATGATCCACTCTGTTGTCGGAGGACAGATGTGGCAGCTGGTGGGCGCGGAAGCTCCGGATGAGGTTCCTGCCAACGCTATCCCGAAGCCAAACCAGGTCGCTACCCCTGGGGCAGGTAACCGCATTGAATCCATCAACCCGTTCATCCCGCAGTTCCAGGTCGAGGACTACAACAAGCGTATCGACCGCGAGCTTGCAGTGGTGTCTGGCCTTAACGACCTGCTCCTCGGTCTTGCTCCGTCGACCGTTCTCGGCTCGAGCCGTGCGATCGCTCAGCTCATGGCTAACTACGAAGCACGAATCAGCCCGAAGAGAAAGATCCTTTACGCCTGGGTCCAATCTGTGTGGGAGGTTTGTGCAAGAATCTGGGAGAACAAGGACAGGGCAGTGTCCAGTATCATCGACGGGGAATACACTATCTCGATTACGCCTCCAGAGCTTACGCCACGAGACACAATCGAGCTTGCCCAGACCGCCATCAACCTGGTCCAGAACCGACTCTGGTCTGCCGAGCGTGCGATGGATCGCATGGGAGTTACTGACCCAGAGGGCGAGAAGGAGCTCATCCGCGAGGAGCAGACGGACGCAACGCTCAACCCGGCAGCTGTACAGACAATGGGTGCTCTCATCCAGATGTTTTCCCAGATGCAGCAGCAGCCCCCGGCTCCTGCCCAGCAGATGGCACAGCAAGGACAGGCCAGCGCAATGGAGGCAATGGCAAGCCTGAACCCGCCACAGGGTGGCATGGAAATGTTGAACGCACCAACGGATGGCGGTATGCCGCCACAGGAGTCCCTGCCTATGAACGCGCAGGGTGGTGGAGCTGATCTAATGGCAATGCTGCAAGCAGCGCAAGGCGGGATACCGCAACAGGAAGGTGAATAAAAATGGCACGACGCGGTAGATTCGGTCGATCTGGAACAAGCCAGAACCTAACTATGCTTGTTTACCAACTACTCAAGCAGCAGATGCAAGACGAGATTGAGGCAATCCTCCAGGCGTACGAGACCAACATGAAGGATGGAAAGTACACCAGCCAGTTCAACGGACAGAACGTTGACGGCCAGTTTGTCATTGATTACTACAAGCAGATGCTTGCCGGCTTCCCGCCTGGAACCACGGAGTACGAGACCATCAACTCGAGGCTCGAGGAGTTCGAGCGGCAGTACCGAACGGACGTCCAGAACCTAATTATCAACGCAATGAACAACGGTACGCAGATTGACTTCGGTCTCCTTGGCAACGACTTCCAGAACAAGGGTATCTCTGAGGTCACCGTGTCCGACCTCGCCGGATGGGCAGACCAGGAGATCGCTGACCTCATTGCAAACGGAGAGACTGAGCAGGCAGACAAGCTAAGCGGCGCTGTGTTCGTAGCCAAGTTCAACGTAGCCAATGACGGCAAGGATGCAGCCTACAAGCGCGGAGAGATCACAGCTGCAGAGTACGCAAGCTGGCTCGGCAAGCAGGCACAGTCGTCGCTTGACGCCGGCATGACGGAGAGCAGCGAGGCCTACCGCCAGATCATGGGTCTTCAGGCTGGCATGCTCAAGATCGCCCGGACAGAAGGTCGTGTCGAGGCGTACAACAACTATACCAGCACAATGAACTCGCTAATGAATCGTCTTGACACTGCGGCAACTAAGCTGTTTGACAAGTACAAGTCTCTTGGCGGGATCTACTCGTCAGTAATTGACGGGCTTATTGCTGCTAACGGCGGTGATGCATATAAGGCTATGCAGGCACTTGCCGATGCAAGGAAGAAAGGCGACCAAGAACTTGGCGCCGTTTACGGAGCTATCTTCAACGAGATGGGGACAGACCCAGAGGAGATGTCATTTGGCGACGCGGTAAACGAAGTGACTTCACGGTTTGTACAGATGCAAGACAATGGATTTAGTGGGGTAAGCCCAGACGACGTAGGTAAGCTAAACGATACCGTTGACGCAATCATTGCAGGAAACAACGAGTTCGTTGCGAACAGTGGCATCTCATTCAACAGCGGTGCCGGTCAGGCTGCGGTATCCAGCCTATACAAGGACCTTCGAGCAGCTGGTGCCTACGCAGTACAAGAGGGAGTTCAGCAAGATCTGGTCTCCGGACAACCAAGCCTGGTCCTAGACGCGTGGAAAAAGTTTGGGTCTATGGTTTCTGGTGTTGATACAACCGGTTACGAGTGGCTAGTTGGAATGTCACAGGGCAAGTTTTCTACTCAACTTATTGGGCCCGAGCAAAGGGCGTGGTTTACTCCAACTCAACTACAGGATGGGTACATTACTCAAGATGAGTTTGACGCCGCTGTAATGTCAAGGCCATTCAATGAGAATGAAGTTACTGGATGGGTAGATGCCATTGCTGTAAACGCGACTAAACTTCTACCGTTCCCTGGCGCTTCGGGTGCTGCTGACGTGTCAGCAAACAGCGCAATTAAAGGGTTCCTTGATGCCATGGTGCACGACTCTATCATTAGAAACGGCGGCACAATGGTTGTTCAGCCAAGCGGCGTAATGTCCGTGACCACAAATCCAAGAAACGTTGACGGATACAATATGGCAAGAACAGTAATGCTACCAACTGGATCTGATGGAAAGATTAGGTTTGCAAAATCTATTCCTCTACAGATTATGGCTGATGCTCCACAAAGTAACCCAGAGCCTTATAACTTCCCGGTGAGCATTCAGGTATTTAATAGTGGTGGGAATGCCGGAGCAAACAACACGTTCATGGTAATCGAGGGAAGCCAAGGGCAATCCCATCAGGTTCCGTGGTACCAGGGCAAGAAGTGGCTTGAGGCCATTGGTATCGTTGTGGACGACACATCGTTCCACACGCCTGGTGAGTATGGTTCTTCTGTCTACATCCGTGCAGATGACCTTAAGTCAAGCAAGCCAGACCAGTGGACTGAAGCGTTCAAAAACTTTGACAACCCAGCAAGCGACTGGTTCTGGGGTAAATCAACTGCAGGAAATGGTCTTGGTATCATTAATGTAAACGAGAACACTGTATCATCTACATACAACTACGGTCTAATTGGAAAGCAAGAGTACCTTGACAGCGTCATCACTGGCATTCTGTCGAACGGCAGGGACTCGATCCTGGCCGCAGCTACAGATCTTGCCAAGAAGGAAGGTAGGGAAGTTGACAGGGACCACATCAACCGTGCTGCGTTTGAAATGATCCCATTCCTTCCAAAGTCAAACAACACCAACTTGTTTGATATTCCGCTGCTTATGAAGAATCCGAAGATCACTTCGGCATTCAACACGTGGTTCCCTGCGATCAAGGCCGGTAGTGGTCTAGCAACGATGCAGCCAGGGGCTATCCCTAATCAATCGCTGTTCCCGAACTACAACCCAGCCTCTACATATAATCCACCCGGAACTGGCAACCCGCTAACATCCGGGAATCCGAACTGGAAGTGGAAGCCAGAGACCCAGGTACCAGCTCAGCCACAGGGAGGCGGTCAGGGTTTCAACCCAATGAATGTCATTGGTGGCTTGGTGTCTGGTGTGTCTAGCTTCATCGGAGAGGCGTTTAAGAACAAGCCGGCAATGGTGCAGAAGCTTCCTAAGGTCACTGCGAAGCCTGCAACGACAGCGTCTACTCCTACTGTGAAGGTGTCTAGCTACGCAACTGGATACACAAAGCCAGCAACGCAGACGACACCAACCTACGGGATTAGGCCTACAACGACAAAGCCTACTAACGTAGTCAAGGCAGACGTTCCTAATCCAAGGTACACAAGGGGCATCTTCTAGTGCCAGTATATTACTCGGGTAATAACGAGCTACAGCTCCCAACGCTCCCGAACGAGCCAAAGGGACTTACCGTAGACATCGGCGGTGATACTCGTCTAAGCACGCTTCAGCCGCACGAGGAGCTTGCCAAGAAGTTCGGCGTTGCCATCGAAGATACCGTGAAGACCGGTATCGGGATCGGCAGCTCCATCCCTGGCGTCAAGGAAGTTACTAAGGCTGTGGCGGATTCTCCGATTGGAGACGCCGCCGGGTCCTTCTTCGACATCCTGAACATCCCAAGCGAGATCGTCCAGGGCATTGCTGCCAGGATGCGCATGGGAGCTGACGACCTTCCGATGGACATCAAGAACATGATCGCCATGGGGAAGAGCGATGACGAGATCGTGAAGTACATGATCGACACACAGCGCTCGTTCTCAAACGATCGGTCCGCGAACCTGCTCTTCTCGATCCTGCTTGATCCACTCAACTTCACTCCGCTTGCACTTGGCAAGGTGCGATATCTCAAGACGCTCACAGGACTTACAGGAGGTGTAGCCGGTGGCGCCCTGGGCGGTACCCTCCTTGCCGGACCGGTTGGTACACTGGGCGGAGCGTTGGTCGGGTCGACTCTTGCTGCTCGCAAGTTCACCTCCAAGATGGACAAGATCCGCGATGCCGCAACTGCTGCCGAGAAGGCTGACGACATGCCGAAATTGAGCGCACTTGAAAGCGCGCTCAACAAACTTGATCGACCAGTTGGATATGACGCGATGCAGAAGCTGCGGACTGGTAGCTCAATGACTGCAGCTATAGACAAGGCAAACGAGGTTATCTCTGAAGTCAGCAAGTCGGATGCCGATGAGGCAATCAAGGCCGACAGAATCCGGGTGCAGAAGGCTGAGATTTCAAATTCCGAAGAGGCGATGAAGAGCATGGGCGCAATCTCTAATCCGATTGCGCTTGGTATCTACAACGGTATCGTTGGCGGCAAGAACACTATCCTATCCCCTATCCAAAAAAGGATTAGCCTTGCAGTGTTCGGATCGGCAGAGCAGGGGATGTTCCGCGAGGCTGGTGGCGCAGTTGTCAACGAAACTGCAGACATCATCTCTGACGGAATGCTTTCACAGCATAAGACGCAGCTACAGGAGCAGCTTGGGCGTGGCATGGCTGCTCTCGGGATCGGCGGTATCCAGAGGGCAATGTTCACCATGGAGAACACCCTTGGTCTAAAGATTGCAAACCGAAGAGCAGAGGCTTACTTTGCTGCCCTGAACAAGGTCAGCGCTGACGAGGCTGCCGGAGTTGTATTTACAAACAAGAACGAGGCAATCGCTGACGAGATGATTCGCATGGCTACAGAGGCGTCAGGAAATGCCAACGAATACTTCAGGACCACAAGCAGGGCGGAAGTCCTTTCCACCATCGATAGGTTGCAGACCACCGCTCTTCCGGACGCACTACGTGCTGGGCCAAAGACTACTCAGGCAATCCAGGACATCGGGGCAGAGATTAGCAACCAGCTTATTGAGTCTCGCGTACAGACGTCAAGGATTGGCGGTGGCAGCCTGGAAGAGGTTGTGCTCGACCAGATCCGCAAGGTAGGCGCTGATGGATTTGCAGCAGAGGGCGGCTCTGAGTTGCGTCGCGCAATCCAAGAGATCATCCCTCGTGTATCCAGCAAGGCAGCTGCCAAGTCCGAGTTTACTGCAAACATGAAGAGCATCTTCGCAAGGTACGGTGTTGACCCGAACGCTCCGGCTACAATGTCCGCTATTGACGACAAGTTCGAGAGGATCTTCGGCAAGCTGTTCGACGAGGGCGGCCAGCTTGCCAAGAACGAGAGCGCTACCGAGGTAGCACGTCGTTTGCTTGTCACCGAGCTGAGCTCATACTCTACTGCCAACTCAGCAGCGGCCGAGTTCAACAGGACAATGGCAGGACTACTCGATACGAATAGCAACGCTTTTAAGAAACTTGCAGAAGAGATTGGCCCAGAGAACGCATCTAAGCTTGCGGGTACTCTTGAGGTCATCTCCAAGAACATCGGCAAGATCCACGTTGCACGTCAGGGTTTTATGTTCCGAGGCAAGGTTGTCGCCCTGATCAACGTTTGGGACGAGATTGCTGCAGCATCAGACACTGCGGTTGGCAAGATTGACAGGACTGACGTTCGCGTGTCTGGTCTTGTTCCAGAGGTAAACGAGACCGTTGGTACGATTGGAGACGTTCAGAAGATCCGAACGCTGATCGTAGACAAGATCACAAAGGCGCGACGGTCCACAGAAGAGATGAGCACAGAGTATATTGACATGCTAAAGAAGCTCAACACCAAGCTAGGAAAGGCAAAGAACCTTGCAGACGTCAGAAGGATCTGGCAGGAGACTGCGTACAACTCGCTGGATGACGTTCGTGCCTCCATGGGCAACCTCAATAAGCCGTCAGATCTGCATCAGTTCTTGAAGCAAGCCCTCGATGAGGGGCTTGTTATTGATCCTCTGACTAAGGCTGAGCAAGGCATTGTTGAGGCAGCAATGAACCTAATGAAGATTAACCCTGAGGTAATGTCAGTATTCACTAAGGGCGGGGCGTATCGACTGGCAAGGCAGCCTCAAGGGAACCTGATGTCCAGAGCAGAGGTAATCCGACACTCAGACCCTACTCAGATGCGAAACATCATGATGCGAAGACGAATCGCTCCATACATTGACATGACCAGCCACCACTTCGACGACGTCGCAATGGAGGGCCGATACAACCTAAGCCGATTCCAGCACATCATGAATACCATCTTCTCCCCTATTGGCCAGGATGCCGTTGCCGCAAGCATCCGCCGCAGGATGGCGTCGTACATGGCACGCGGTGGCGTTGGAGAAAACCAGATCGAAGCTATCCTTGACGAGCTCCTTGTCAAGGCAATCGAGCAGAAGATCTCCCCGCGAGGTCTTGATCACAAGGTAATATACGATGCATTCAAGCGCGGGTTCGAAGCAACGTCCGGGCCAGGATCGTTCGAGGCGTTCAAGAGGAACTGGAAACTCAACAGCATCAGCGACTCAGACTTTGAGCCGGTAAATGCCCTTATGCACTCGTTCCGTGGAGACACGAATGTGGTCGGCTTGACACAGGCTGCAACAGGCACAGCTAAGGAGTGGAGTCCATGGATTGCCGGGTGGACGGACAAGTGGTATCCAAATCTAAAGTTCCGACTAAACCCTATTTACTTTGTACAAGAGTTCCTAGAAAGCCCGACTCTAAACTCTGCGCGTGGAGTTGACTCCACCGTTCTGTCTGGCATTACATCTGACGGTAAGGCATACTACATCAGCGCCGGCGAGGCGAAGGACCTAGCAGTCATCAGCCCTGAGGCGCACGCGGTCATTGACAACAACAACTTCCTAGCAGTCTTTAGGGAAGACATGCTCAAGCAGGCGCTTACTGGGCGATACGAAGATGTAGTCGCCGCAAGTGGATCACTCAAGAACTCACGCCTTGCTCGGGGATGGGACAATTTGTCACAGCGCAAGGAAGCGCAGCGCGATGCCCTTACGCTCAACCTTACAGCGCAGCAGTTCTCCGATAGCCTGATGAAGAACAACCCGGAGTTCTGGTCTGCACTAGTATCGCACTATGGTCTGAAGGACCCGCGAGACGTGTTCGTCAACTTCGTTGAGTTCCGAAGAAGTCTGTCAAACCCAGAGCGAATTGCCACGCAGATCGACCTTGCTCGGCCTGCGGCGTTTGGATACTCTAAGGTCGTTGACCCAAAGATGCGAATCGTATCCGACGTAGAGAATCTTCTGTTCAGGAACATCCCGATCGGAGGAAGGCTTCCGGTTGACGACGCAGACATTCTCGATGTTCTGTCTACGTATGAAGTAGCAGCAAAGAACGCGCACAAACTTCGCCCTGACGTGCTGGCTGACAACATTTCAATTGCACAGACGCAGCTCCGAGATGGGGCGTACGACATGAGCTCAATTACCCCAGCGCTTGACGACCTCAAGCTGACCGCTGTGAAGATGAAGCAACACCGTATCACTAACCCTAATGACGAGTATCCTGCAGAGCTGCTTGCCGAGTACGAGCAGAAAATTGGAAATGTCAAGTCTTCGTTCGGGGCGGCAAAGTTCCAGGCACGAATTGCAGAGCACCGCTTCGAGGCTACGCAGGAGCTCATGCGCCTAGCCGGGTTTGCAACTGTTGACGGTCAGCTTACACAGGAGACGGCCAACATTGCACAGGCCCTGGCGATGGGCGCAGGGTACGGCGGCGACATTACTGGAATTAGTACTGTTGTCGACAAGACAGTGCGCGAGCTGATCAGCCGTGGCTTGTTTGTCGGATCAAAGGAGTTTACCAACGAGCTGGTCATGGAAGTGCGTCGCAAGTTTGGCAACGATGCCAAGACACTCAAGCTCCTAAGTGATGCCTCGTACCAGCTAGTTGCACGCCACGGGTCCGAAGAGATTGCGTACCGTGCGTTCCAGTATGTGTACAACAAGACGCTCGAGGAAGCGAACAGGGTCCACTACGTCAACACAAAGCGCAGCTTCTTCGAGAGGACGATCAACCACCCGGTACTTGGGTTCTACCCATACACTTACATGTTCAAGAAGATCCTGCCAGAGATGATGGCGTTTATGTTCAAGCGTCCGTTCGGCGTCACCGCTCCGTTCGCAGGGTACCAGGCATATTCGAAGATCAGGGAGTACGTTGAGTACGAGCTCGAGAATGATTACGAGCTAAAGACGGCAATCGAGTCCAAGCCGGAGACAATGTTCATGCTAACGTCTCTGTTCCCAGGCGTGCCGTGGGACATCTCGGTCGTACCACCTTCCTGGCTGCGAGCAGTATCGCGCAGAATGTCTGGCCAGTCCGACAAGGACGTCGACCTCTTCAGCAACATCCTGCAAGAGGACATCCTGGACAGGACAACAAACATCGGCGGCGTAGCAGCGCTCAGCCGAGGACTTAGCGTAGGTTCGGAGCTTATGAGCTCCAGTGAACAGCCTATACTTGAACAGGCTGAATATAAAATCCCTAGGATTCCCTAGGGCAAATAGGAGGTAACGTGGAAGAAGTCGTGAATCAGCCCGTCCCAGAGTCGCAGGAAGCTGCCACTCAGGACGATAACGATATCACCACTTGGAAGAAGCGTCTAGCTGGCAAAGACCAAGCTCTGACATCTACCAAGAAGCAGTTGGATGAGCTTAAGTCTGAATACGAAAAGGTGCAAACCTGGAAGCTTCAGATGGAAGAGGCCAGCCTAACTGAGTTCGAACGCGCTCAACGAAAGATTGAGACGTTGGAAAAGGAACTGCGCGCAACCAAGGAGGCCGAGACGAAGGCTCGTCTGGCCAAGGAGTACCCGACGTATGTTCAATGGCAAGAGAAGGTCGCAGAGCTCACCGATGAGGATCGAGCCCGCGAGTTTGAGTCGCTGCTGAAGACTGGTGGTAAGCCTGCCGAGGAGTTCGTAGATCCTAATAAGCCTGCTAAGGCCACACCGGTCAAGGCAGGGAAAAGAAGCTCCGATGAGATTGTTAGGGACATTGCTGCCCTTGGCAATCCTTGGGGCGAATAACCAAAGGAGTTCATAGATGGCTACGCAGACGCGTGCGCTGCTCGATACGAACAGCTCAAACGCTTATTCTGCGCTCATCACGGAGCTCGTGGCTTCGCAGGCTCAAGAGAACCTGCGCAACCGACTGGTTCACGCAATGCCGGGTAACTACACGGCAGGACGTTTCCAGAAGGGCAGCAACGAGATTCGCTATGCGCGCTACCCAGACCTCACGCCGCTTGGCGTGGCGGACACCCTTACCGAGGCTGGCGCCCCGGCTGAGTATGACCTCACGGTCACGACTGAGTCCTTCGTGCCCAAGCAGTACGGTAAGGTTCTCAAGATTTCAGACCTTGCGCAGCTCGACAGCCCGCACGATCTGATCTCGATCGCGTCCGAGCGCCTTGCTCGCGCCGCCACGGAGTCGATGGACAACATCATTCGTGACGTCGTAGCCCAGGGCACGAACGTTATGTATGCTGGCAACGCGACGACTCGAGCCAACGTTGGTTTCGATTCGGACGACAACGTTGTCGGTATCACGATCAAGAAGGCAGTTGCGAAGCTCAAGGCTGCAAACGTTCCAACGTTTGCTGACGGCTTCTACCGTGCAATCATCCACCCAGCGGTCGAGTTCGACCTCTTGACGGATACCAGCGCGAACGGCTTCCTCGAGGCCACGAAGTACACCAAGTCGCTCGACCTCCTCAACGGAGAAATCGGCGCGTACGCTGGTGTTCGTTTCCTCGTATCGCCAAACGCAAAGAAGTTTGCTGGCGCTGGTAGCCAGGACAAGGACGTCTACTCGACGTTCCTGTTCGGGCCTGATGCCTACATCGTAGGCGACAGCCAGACGCTCCAGAGCTACTTCGTAGCTCCGGGCGGCGACCACAGCGATCCAATCGCGCAGGTTGCAACGCTTGGCTTCAAGATGCGCTTCGGCGCCATCCTCCGCGGTGAGGGCACAACTGGTGAGTTCGACGGTAGCAATACCTCGACCGGCCAGCCACGCTACCTCCGCATCGAGTCGACGGCTTCGACGATCTAAGAGTTAGCTAGCTGCGGGGGAGGGGCTTCGGCCTCTCCCCCAAAGCAACAGGAGACCACATGCCTATTACACTAAGTGCACTAAGAACAATTGTACGACGGGACCTTCGGGATTCCGGCGCCACCCCAACGTGGTCGAATGACGAACTCAACGACATGATCAAGTGGGGTGTGCAGGAAGTCTCCAGGGTCCGACCACAGGAGACATATGAAACCGCATCCTATACTGCTCCGGCTGTCGGAGCTTTCTTTACTATTGACACACTCACGCTGGACAGCGTTTACCGCGTGGACGCTTATAACTCTGGCGGCAAGCTCCTTCTTACAGTTCCTTTCTCGCAGACTACGGACGCTAATGGTGGATGGGACTTCATTGATGGAAAGCTGCACATGCCACAGTATTTCGTGCTGCCTAACAACTGTACACTGCGGGTGTTTGGATACAAGCACTATACCCAGCCCACGATTGACTCGTCCACTATCGAGCTCGACGACGATGCTACTAACGCCGTGCGTGCCTGGGTGCAAAAAGAAGCCATGTTCATGCTGATCTCTGACCGCGTGCGGTTCCAGCAGTGGGCCGTTGCATCAGGGGCTTCAGACACGAACAGTATCCAGCTTGCCCAGCTATACGGCGCAGCTCAGCGCCGATGGGAACAGATGTCTAAGGCAATCCGAAGAGTAAGGAAGACCCCTTAAAATGGATCTATCTGCAGCAATTACAATCGAGAGGCCCGGACAGTCGGCACTGGATATCAATAGTATTCGTGACCCTCTCGCAGTCGGATCCTCTCCTCTATCAGGGTACAGCGTTGAGCAGGTAGACTTCTCAGGCGTTGCTATCACTGCGTTCATGGAGGACGTTCCACAGGCAGACGGAGTAGACGCTAGCGATCCGTACCTTGGCGGCAGATCTATCAACATGACGGTGTCAGTATACGGAAGCAGTTACGCTGACTTCTGGGACAAGATGAACGACTTGAACTACGCGCTGCAGGCGCAGCCCAAGTACGCTACAGGCTCTGCTCTTCCGTTCGATGGCATGAGGAAGCTATCGTTTACACAGCCAACGTCATCCGGAACTTACTCCCTGTACATGAATGTTAGGCCAGTAGCACTACCTAGATTTGTTACTGAAAAGGCCTCTGCTGCTGGAGTCACCTCCAAGGGGTATGCTGTTATTGTAAACGTTGTCCTTTTTGCTGAGGACCCATATAAGTACTTCGCTACCAGCGCAACGTTTAGCCGCAGCGGAACAGGAACAATTAGCGTTGTGAATACAGGCAATACAGTTGCATGGCCTACAGTAACCTGGAACTTGACATCTTCTACGGCAACTTCGGCTACTCTTGGCTCTGACACTGTGTCCCATTCCGTGTTGGATACTTCTATTACGGACACATTTAAGACTGCAGTTTCTACTAGCCCCACCACATTGACAGGGTTTGAATTCTTCAGTATCCCCCCTGGGACATCATCTGTCAGCGTGGTTGGCCAGAGCGGCCAGACTATTAGCATTACTATAACCGAAGCACTTCTGTAATGGCACGTAAAAACATCGTTGTAATCTATTCGATGAAGCCTTATAACGATGCTGCACCTTTCTCGAAAAACCAGGTGTTGGCAGTCATCCCTGACGCTAGAGACATCGGTGTCCAGATGTATGCCAACGACTCTGGATACGCATACTTCACTATTCCCGTCGATCACCCGGCAGCTCCACTTATCCAGCCACTGAAGCAGCACTACTCTGTGCAGCGCTGGGACGGAAGTGCGTACGTAGACATCCAGTCCGGTATCATTACCGACTATGACGCAGGGGTAAGCGAGATCGTCGTCAATGGGGTCGACTACATGACGGCGCTAAACAAATACTACACTCAGATCCATGGCCCTAAGATTGGGGACAAGGCTATCCCAAGCTCTGACACTAGGTCTATCAGTGCAGGCGGAAACGGATCTACTCCAAAATCAGTTATCGCTCAGGCGGCTTCCAAAGATTTGGCTAAAAAAAGCGAGGGGTATTGGGTACCAGTTGTTGATTCTGTATATCCGAATGTAGGAAAGATAGAGATCTATGACGGAGTACCTGACAATGTACAGCCTGGAACTGCAGGAAATACATGGGGGAACAAAGACAAGTTAAAGGTTACGTACCAAGAAGACGTAAACGGAAAGAAAACCGGTGCTGTAATCATTGAGGGGTGCCAGTACATATGGCGTGACGTATCATCAGCATACTTCCAAGATGGTGAAACAGGAAAGACTATTGAAGGCAACTTCTCCATTGGGACGAGCGCCTCAAACAAAGGATGGATTGGTCTAGTTTTGTACGCACAGCCTGGGGGTGCGCTGCTTGACTTCTCAACTGATCATTACTTTGCGCCAAGTGAAGTAGAGATTGGTGGCTACTATTCAGCACTTGGAGGAATTGACGCACCGATGCCATTTACTATTACTCTAAGGCCGTCTAACCACTACAACTCAGCAGACGAGGACCACACAGGGAGAGAGCGTGTATACTCAATCCTAACAGAAGGGGTTAGCTATGAGTTTTACGCAATCCCATACTATATTGGAAACCTAAGCCCGGTTAGCGGTTCTGACTATAACCAGGGAATATGGGGCACTGCAACATCCGGGCTAGACACTACCTTCACAGCAGGTCTACAGACGGACACCGTGCCAGGGGCTATATCTGCCTTGCTTGCAACACCTGCAGACCCACAGTACGTGCTAGACAGAACAAACGACTACCCTGTTTCTTCTGAGGCTGTTGCGTCCACAAGTATGGCGTCTTCCGTAAAGACTGTTATCATGTCTAACCCACTACCAGAGAACTATATTGTTGGGGATACGGTTACCGGAGCATCTAGTACCCTTGTCTCTGGAGCAAGCACTGACACAAGCGGTGCCATTACCAGTATCTCTAGCGACAGAAAAACTATTGTTACAGCTGCCGGCACTGCATCTTCCGGTTCTAGTACAGGCGGTACTCTAAATAAAACTAATACTGCTCTTGTTCCCCTTGTTAAATTTACAACCCTTAACCAACTAAATACTGCATCAAGTTCAGTAAAACATCCATATACAACAGCAGGTCAAGGACCAGTGGACTTTTTACGTGACCTTGCTGACATCGAGATGGGATCTAGGATGGACGGTACGAAGGTGGTGTTTAACTACTATGGTGTACCGGGTGCTTCGGCAACTGGTGCTAGCCTGATTGTAAACCATGCTGTCTCGGCAAACCCACAGGACGTACTAGTATACCCAGGAAGCATCAAGGGTTTTAACGTCACGTCCAGGCTTAGCAGCAAGGTGAACTCAGTACGAGTCGTGCCTACAACCGACTTCCTTATCGGAGCTAGTACTGAGGCAGCCTCAGGGGCTAAGAGCCAAGGAGTCGTTAAGGTTTCTCAATATAATGTTAGCGATCCATCCTTGCCAATTGTTCAATCTCAGTCAGGCTTCCTATCCTCGCAGTCTGCAGGCAACTTTGCGCAAGGTCTAGTAAATGACTTTGGACAAGACGATGACGTTAGGTCTATCTCAGTTCAGCTTAGGACTGATCTATATGGACCCATTGGCGCAGCTGGTACCCCTAAGCTAGGGGAAACTGTTCGCGTTGTTATTCGACGAAAGTCGGCTGGGATTGGTGTTGACGAGGTGTCCGGCCTGTATAACGTTGGCGGTATGGAGTGGCACGCTCGCATCGATGGGCACGAGGACCTGATGCTAGACCTGGCTAAGCCAAGCAAGTTCAAGGGCCCAGCCGTTTCGTGGGGCGCAACCCCTGGTACACCAAAGCCGGACCAGACTAAGCCAACTAGGAATCCGGCACCCCCACCACCCCCCGGTAATGAACCTGGCAAGAAAGATATTCCACCCGATCCAATGGCTCTCCCAAACCTAAACATTCAGCCAGGCAGGGGCGGAGCCTACATCCATGCACTCCACATGGCAAATAAGCCTGCTCCAAGACCAAGGCCGGGGACTACTCCTAAGGTAGGGCTCAAGCCTTGGGACCCTAGGGCCCCTAGAGCACGATAAATATGACCAGGGGACAGTTCGAGATCCTTCTTCAGAGGCTAGATGCCATTGACGAGAGGCTGCGCGATGTTGAGATCTTCCAAGCTGAGAACAAGGCTGTGCGGAAGGCTAGACATGCAGGCGATATTGACGTAAAGTGGCGACTGGGAATCATTGCGTCCCTTGTCGGGTCGCTGGTTACCCTGGTAACGAAGGCGGTCGAGCTGCTTTCGAATGGAGGTAAGTAATGGCAAAGGCCAACCTAGTAGAGCGCGTAGGCGCACTAAAGGAGCAGGGACTTTCCTTCACCAAGATTGGTGAGATGCTCAACATGAGCAAGGATCAGGTCCAGAAGTTCCATAAGCGCTACGCTGAGGGGGCTCCGGAGGATCACCTCCCTGCCCATAAGGTGAAGTTCAAGAGCCCACCGTTCGTGGGAATTGACATCGCGTACTTCGATATCGAGACGACGTTCAGCAACTGGCGCCGCATGTTGTGCGGTTCGATTGCGGACAGCCTTGGTAACGTGCTTACGCTTAGCCACGACACGCACCCAGGTAAGAACTGGCAGGACGACAGCGTCCTCGTCAAAGCATACTGCGAGGAGCTGGACAAGTACGACGTCATCGTCGGATGGAACTCCAAGCTGTTCGACGTGCCGGTGCTGAACTCGCGGCTGTTGTACCACGGCTTCAAGCCGTACAACCCGCGCATGCACCTGGACCTTATGTATAAGGCGACCGGGTCGAGCATCGCCATCGGGCGCAAGTCACTGGACAACGTGTCCAAGTACTTCGGTGTAGAGAACAAGAAGACCCCGCTCGATCCACGCACGTGGGACAATGCGGATCACGGCGACCGTGCGGCATACGAGAAGATTATCGAGCACTGCGAGGCTGACGTCCTCGTGCTGCGTGATGTGTATGCCAAGCTTAAGCCGATGGTGCACATCCTTCACCGATAATGACAGAGCAGGAGTTGGACCTAGAGTTTGCTAAGACGGTGGCTGTCGACTTCGACGACACCATCGCTATCCACGTCTTCGGCACCGTTGTTCCTGCCAGCGGTGTCGTAGACGCTCTCACCATGCTGCAAGAGGAGGGGTATAAAATCCTCATCCACTCTGCTCGTGCGTGGGAGGAGTGGCCTGACAGAGAGGAGAGACTTCTTGAAATGGAGGAGCTCCTTGCTCAATGGGGCGTTCCGTACGATGAAATTTACGTTGGCGAAGGAAAGCCTGGGGCTATGGCCTATGTTGACGATAGAGGAGTTCACTTTGACAACAACTGGTTTGAGATCGCAAGCATGATTATAGAGAGGGGCAAATGAAACTACAAGTAAAGAGTCAGCTACCACACATCGAAAAGGGAATGATCCTGGACGATTGCGGCCCATCAAGCGCAGCCGCTGCGGCTTCATGGGTGCACGGATACAATAAGAATTTTACAGCACTCGACGGAATCAATGCAGCAGCAGCCGCAGGCAGAGTGGATAAGGATGGCCGCGCTGACGGCACAAACTTCTCCGACTTGTCTAAGGCCTTGAAAAGAATGGGTTGCAATTCCGGGCACCCCGTTGACTGGGGCAACGTTATTCTGGCAGGCAAGAGAGGGAAAGCGATCATCGTCAACGTTCAGGCGCCCGTAGGGTATCCTGCTCACGCACTAGAAGTCAATGCGTTTGCCAAGAAGCTGAAGAAGTCCGGCATGTCTTGGGGCCACATGGTATGCGTAGCTTTCCACCCAGAGGTTGGGTGGCAGCTAGCCGACCCGACCATGAAGGGCAGGGGCAAGGAGAAGTTCGGGGTGGTCATTTCAGAGTCTGAGTTCCGTGCCATCGCATCATCCAAGGGGGACGCACCGTTCAAGCGGTGCCTGATTGTGCGCAAGGCTTGACGAGCTAGAGCGCATGCTCTAAGATCCACAGTAGACGGACCTACTGTGGGTCTTTTTGTTTGGAGGGCGTATGAATACGGTAGCTCAAGCATTCGATCTGGGACTACAGAACACACGGACAGAGCGTCCGGCTAGCACGCCATTCCGTGGCAGCACACTGGGCGGCTGCCTACGTGCGCAGTACTATGCGTACAACAACGTCGAGCCTAGCAATCCATTCGAGCCTCGTCTCTACCGCATCTTTGAACAGGGGCACGTCATCGCTGACGTCCTGTACAAGAAGCTGGAAGCGTCGGGGCTTTTCGATTCCATCCAGTTCGAGGTGCCTGTGGTGTGGGAGGAGATGGGATTCTCCGGCAACATCGACATCCTCGTGACGTGGAAGGGCGACGACAACGAAGAGGTCATCGAGCTAAAGTCGATGAACTCGCGTGGGTTCTCGTACCTGAAGGGACCGAAGCCGGAGCATGCAATCCAGGCGGCGTCGTATGCGATGACGCGTGAGCACTTGACTGGTGCTCAGGTAAACGCTAGGGTTGTGTACGTCAGCAAGGATGACTTCCGCATTGCGGAGTACACCGTTGGTGACGAGTGGCAAGAGAAGGCGTTGCGTGTCCTTAAGGCAGGCAACAAGTTCCTCAGTCAGGGGCGTATCCCCTGGCGTCTTCCCCTCGCTGAGGGAGAAGATCCTAAGAAGAAGTGGCCATGCGCAGGATGCCAGTGGCTCACAAAGTGCAGGGGGTAATCATGGCAGAAGCCAAGACATCACTCGCTAGCAAGATTGCCAAGGTCATGCAGGCCGTTGGCTACGTGGAGAAGGGCGGCACGAACTCTGCCCAGGGGTACAAGTTCGTACAGGCTAGCGCTGTTGCGGACAAGGTACGAGCTGAGCTCACCAAGCTCAACGTGTCGATGACCCCGACGAACATCGACGTGATCAGCGAAGGGCTGACTCCTAGCGGTAAGCAGGCACTCATCACCCTCCGGTTCACGTGGACGCTGACCGATGGCGACACAGGCGAGACGATCACCTGGCAATCCGTTGGCACCGGCGCAGACTCAGGCGACAAAGCTGTGTATAAAGCAGCGACAGGCGCACTGAAGTATGCTCTACTTACAGGGTTCCTTATCCCGACCGGCGACGACCCAGAGGCCGACGCCAAGACGGACGATGAGACCTGGGAGAAGGCTAAGGAGATCGTAAAGGGATCGGTCAAGACACCGGCACCGAAGAAGACCGGTGATAGCTTTAATGGATTGGAGTTCTAATGGCACGACTAGACATTTGGCTGAGCGACAAGAAGACACCGACCGACAAGGTGTCAAAGAATGGTAACAAGTACCTCGAGGTGTACGGTACGATGCAGACGGCAGCGTATGAGGAGTGGGCAGACAGCGACCGCAGCAGTGCGGCACCTGATCGATACGCTTACATCACGCTCCGGTTCTTCGATGACTCTGCGCACGAGCACGTAGGCAAGGTGTACGAGTGGGCTCTCTCGCAAGAGAAAGATCCACGACCTAACGTCCACGTTGTCGGCAAGTTGAATGAGGACCGGGAGTACAACGGCAAGATGTATTACACGATGCTCGTGTCTGACATCTCACCGCTGCGCTACGGTGCGCTGCGCGGTAAGAAGAATGGGTAGGCGAGACCTCAACATGTCCTTCATCGAGGACATCGAGGCATGGAAAGCTGACGGTTTCGACAACGCTATCATCGGTGTCGGGCAGCAGTTCACTGAAGGCGGTCAGGTGTACATCTACATCTACAGCAAGAAGGCCATCCTCGATATCATCGCTGATGACATTGTCAAAGAGATCAACAACAGGGTCAACACCTCCGACGAGGAGAGGGCAGAGCTAGCTAAGGATGCATGGGACCAGGCGTTGGAGTACTTCGACTACAACATCGCCGGTGCCTACATCGGGCGTGGCATGCCAGTGTTCTTGGAGGACATCGGTGAGTGACGCAGCGCGAAGAGGTCGGCTCAACCGCTCGAGGGGTAACGCCTTCGAGCGGGAGGTAGCTCATAAGTTTGGGGGGAAAAGGGTAGGTCAGTACGGTGGTCCTGAGGATGTAGCTTCGGGGCAGTTCAACATCCAGGCCAAGTGCGGCCAGATGTTCAGCGAGAAGTACTGGAGGTGGCTCCAGGCTGTACCTCGCAAGGCAGGCCAGGTACCACTGCTAGTGGTTGGAGATGCGCCTGGCTCCGGCAGCAAGCGCCGTGTGTTTGTGGTAATCGAGGAGCATGACTTCCTCGATCTAGTTGGAGGGCAAGATGCAAAGGCCGAAGAAGAAGCTGACAACGTTTGAGCTCGCGGTTGCGTGGGCTAAGACGTTCGAGCTAATCCACACGCGTCTTAAGGAGCTAGAAGTTCCGGACGCACACCAGATAGCGGCACGCGCAGCGGATGCGCTAGCCAAGGAGGGCGCCAATGGCGACAACACCTGATGAAAGAGAAGAACGACAAGGCAAAGTACAGGGATTCATCAACGCAACGAGAGTGGCTGCTAACAAAGACAACCTCTGGTCTAGGATCGTTGTATCGGTTGCCGTCTTCGCAGCAATCGGAGCTGACCGACCGGGCACGAGTGTCGCAGTGGCAGCGCTCCTCTTCGTCTACCTTGGGAGAAAGTAAGGTGAAGGTACCACGTACGTTCCACGATTACTTTAGGTCGGTGTTCGCTGAGGCCAACGAGATCATGGTGTCACGCCAGGGTTCGTATGGTCCGGCCAACGTCGAGAGCCTTGGGCCACACGGTGTGTTCTCACGCATGGCTATGGACAAGGTGAACCGTATCGCTCGTGCCATGAATGGGAAGATCGTTGACGGCAGGGTAGAGATGAATGACAACTGGTACACACCGGAAGTCCACGATGCCCTCATCGATACGATCAACTACGCTGCCATTCTCATTGCCCTTGGGCAGGAGAAGTGGTCAGAGGTGTCACGAGGAGAAGACGAGGACCTATGATGCCAGAGGTAGAGACTATGCCGATCGTCGTCGGTGGCAAGAAGGTTGCCAGCTTGATGATGATCTATGGTCCTTCCGGGTGGAAGGCACAGATAGTACAGAACACCAAGCCAGCAACGTCAGAAATGGTAGCTGAGGGCAAGGATCTACTTGGCCCTGAGTCAGCTAGGCAGATGGCGTTGATCATAGCCGGTAAGTGGCGTGACCAAGAAGCCGGACGAAGACGTCCTTAGTATATTCAAGGCAGACGCCAAGAGGCTTGGCTTGGGTCTGCGTGAATACTGTAGGCAGTTCGGCATCGAGTATGAATCCCTGGGTGGCAGGGATAAGGTTGATCCCTTGACAAAGCATACACACATCAACTACCGTACTTGCGAAGTGTGCAGAATGAATGCACAGCTGAACGGAAGAAGTACGGAGGAGACTGATGATTGATCTAGTATTATCCCTAGCTCTCATGCTAGGTGGAGGCGACGCCACGTGGTACGGTGAAGATGGAAGATGTTACGACGGACATTGGAAGACCTGCTCCCCCTACCTGTCTAAAAAGGACGGCGGTCGTGGCGGCGAGTTGGTTATGTACGCTGCGGTTGGTAGCTGGAAGTGGGGCGACAAGCCGTACCGGGTAAACGTATGCAGGCCAGCTAACGGCAGATGCGTGACAGTATGGGTCAGGGATTTCTGCCGTGCATGCAAGAATAAGTTTGGTGTGATAGACTTGTCACCGGCGGCGTTCAGGAAGCTCGCCCCTCTATATAGGGGAAGGATCAAAGTAGTGGTATCTGAGTATAGAAAGGAGTACGTGCGTGGCAGGTAAAGACAGGAGCAAGTACTTCCGCAGCCGGACGAAGATCGGCAAGCTGGAAGCCGTAGGCATGGAGCTTATGTATGAGCAGGGTCACAAGGACTATGTTATAATCAGGGACGACAGGCTAGCTACATCGTTTGGTTGCAACACATGCGAGACATGGGGTTGCGTGGAGCTGGAGGAAAAGGACAAGCCTGTGCATGGAACGGTGTTCGAGTACCGGTGTGGTACGGCACCCAAGCTGGAGGTAACGCAGGATGGAGTCGACATACTCGAAGCCCTCTATCGATACTGACGATGGAGATATCACAGGCGAGTGCCCTGTGTGCGGGAAGTACCGCAAGCGTATCGAACGTGGTAGGATGAAGCCATGCTACATGTGGCAGAGAGAGAGGGAGAAAGATGACGACGACAACACCGAACAATCAGCAGGCTGAGCGATCACTGCTTGGCTCAATCCTCATCGATCAGGATGTGCTGAACGACATCGAGCTAGACCCGCAGGACTTCTACGACCGGCGCAATGCCATCGTAGCTGAGGCCATTCGCCAGGTGCATGGTGCAAACATGGCGGTCGATACCGTCACGGTTGCAGAGAACATCATGTCACGTGGCAAGGTCGATGACATCGGGGGCTTGTCATACATCAGCGATCTAATGAACGAGACTCCGACATCGGTGAATGCGGAGAGCTACTTCGAGATCGTTGACCGGATGGCCATGCTGCGAAGCTTGGCGAAGGCTGGCACTGAGATCGTCGACATCGCCCGGAAGATGCCTGAGGATGCTGAGGTTGCGCTCGATGATGCAGAGAAGACACTCTTCCACATCAGCAACAAGCGTCGCACGTCACGTTGGTCTGATGCACAGGACCTGATGGATGCAACGCAGGGCAGGATCAAGTCGATTGTCATGGATGGCATTCGCCCAGGTGTGGTGAGTGGCATCGCTGGCATCGACGCAGTCACAGGTGGATGGCAGAAGTCTGACCTCGTCATCCTCGCAGCTCGGCCCAGCGTGGGCAAGACAGCTCTAGCTACTAGCATGGCGCTGTCAGCTGCGCAGTCGGGCAAGAAGGTTGCGATCTTCTCCATCGAGATGAGTGCTGAGCAAGTGGGCGCACGCATCCTATCTAGCGCAAGCGGTGTGCCACTCCAGGCCATCCGACATGGTGGGCTGGACATGGTGCAGCTAGTCGAGATCGACCAGGCAGCACAGCGCATCGCACGGCTTGGCATCTACGTCGATGACTCACCGATTGGATCGCCGTCCGTCATCCGCAGCAAGTGCCGGAAGATAGCAGCGTCGCAGGGTATCGACCTTGTGATCGTCGACTACCTCCAGCTCATGACACCGGACAAGGGTCGCAAGGATAGCAACAGGGTTAACGAGGTAGCCGACATTAGCCGGGCACTCAAGGCACTAGCTCGTGAGCTAGACGTACCGGTGATTGCACTGTCGCAGCTAAGCCGTATGTCTGAGTATCGTGAGTCAGGCGAGCCACGCTTGTCCGACCTACGTGACTCCGGTGCCATCGAGCAAGACGCCGACCTGGTGCTCATGCTGTGGCGCAGGGAAGAGCCAGACTTCACACGTCCTGTCGACAGTGTGAGCTGCAAGATTGCCAAGCATCGCAATGGTGCTACCGGTATCTGCGAGCTGGAGTTCATCAAGTCGACAGCTAGCTTCAGGGGGTAGCATGGCAGTAAAGAAGATGGTAGTCCGTTGCGATTGCGAGGTTGCCATGTGCGACCACGCACGAGATGAAGTTGGCAGCTTGCTTCAGGATACATACGACGATGCGTATGACGAGGGGTGGAAGGACGCATTCGAATCCGTAAGGGCTACGCTGGTTGACATGGGCTTTGAGAAGGCATCCCGGATGGAGACACCTCCTCCTCCACCAAGGAAGCCGAAGAGGCGCCAGGCTGGGCAGCCGGATTCGCCAGGTAATAGGCGGGACCTGCCGAACTAGAGCTGCATCCGCCCGGTACTAATCACGCCACGCGTATACAAGAAGAAGTTAGAAATAAAAAAATGCCCTACCAGTGGGGAAGGATTCCACTGATAGGGCATTGTAGTTAGACTTCGCAGTCGTGTCCGTACTCGTACTCTTCTGCATCAGTCTCGTTGCTAAGATCGAACTTCCTACCACACTCAATGCATCGAGTGTCGATACCAAGAATGGTGCTAGCAGTCTTGGCACCGGCTGAGTTCTCTAGACATGCAGACGCTGCATCTCTAACTGCTTGGGCATAGACAATCTTCTCAGCTGTCTCACCTGGGTAGAAGTCATTGAAGTCAAAGTCTTCTACATCCATGATTGATAGTCCGCAGATCTCGGTAAACTTTCTGTCTACATAGTCTACGAACTTCTCATAGGTTAGGCTAATCGTTTCCGACTGCTGTTGCTGTGCTAGCATGCTCTGCCTCCTTCAACTTATTGCGGTGATGCTCGATAGCTGGCATCACCTCTTGCTCGATGAGACTATCGATATCCTTGTAGTTGTAGCCAATGTACCCACCAACTGAGTCGATGACATCGACATTGGTGTGGTTGCACTTGTCGCATGTGCTACGCTTGCTGACCATCCAGC